TATTGGCTCAAAGAGAAGCCGTGCGATGACTGGGCAAAAGAGCATAACAGCTTCCCGTACCTGGGCATGATGGCAAGCGAAGGCGGTCAGCGCGAAGAGGCTCTGATTGAACACGGATGCAATTATTACGGAAAATCGGTCAGCCGCTCCGCTCCGTTCGCTCCATTCATGAGAAACGACATATTGATGCTCGCGCTCGACATGGATAAATGGTATCACGATCACATTGAGATCTTCGAGAAGAAATACTATGAACAGCCATACTCGAAAGACAAAGACGGAAACGTGATTCCGTACGAACCGATCGAGAGCATTATTCCGACGGCATACGGCGAGATCAAGCAGAAGGAAAACGGCGACTACTACACGACCAGAGCACAGAGAACAGGCTGCTCGATGTGCGGCTTCGGCATACACCTCGAAGACCGTCCGCACCGGTTCGACCTGCTCCGTGAAGACAATCCGAAGGAATGGGAGTTCTACATGTATAACTGCTGCACGGATGAAAACGGTCAAAAATTCGGATGGGGAAAGGTGTTGGACTATATCGGTGTTGAGTGGGAAAACGAACCCGAGACGCAGATCACGATCGAGGAATGGTTCAACGACAAGATCGCACAGGAAAACAGGATCGCGGCATACGCGGACAGGATGAAGGAGGGCGCATGATGTCCAAACAGATGAATATTATTGATTTTTTTGGGCGACCTGATTATCACGGAAGCAAAGACGAAATAGTCAGATACAGCATAGAAGACAGATTTACAGATTCAATACAAACATATGAATGCTGTGGAGAGATGCCTAAAGAAATGTTTAGAAGCTGTCATGAGTATTTTATAAAATGCCTGGTATGCGGAAGAAAAACCAAAATGTTTAGACATTTATACGAAGCAAAGCAAGCATGGAATTGCGAGGAGGCATTATGGCAAAACTAAGTAAAGAGGAGCTTGCCAGATACGGCGGCGCATGGTGGGCGATCAGGCTCACAGAAGAACGCGGGATCGAGGGAGCGAAACAGTACCTCGAAGAGCGAGGGATCAAGGGCATACCGCTCGCGGCGAAGCAGTCAGATCTGGACAGGTTCTGTGAGGAAGAAAAGGCGAACACGATCGCAACGATTATGATGATGGCAGCAGTCACGCTCCGGGATGAGTACGACATGGACGCGGAGCAGATCGACAGGTTTATAAAGCGATTCAACACGAAGACGGAATGCCTGCTCGGGCAATATGTCAACTGGGAGGAGCTCAGGGACGGACTCGCGGAGGAAACAGGGATCAGGATCTCGTTGCCTGAGGTGTTCATGGAAAAATAGAGAGGGAAAAGTATGTGGGCGTTTATCATGGGATATATTTTAGGCGGTGTATTTGGGATCGTTTTGATGGCGATCTTTGCCGCAAGGAAGGATGATGAGGAATGACAAGAGAAGAAATCGAAAGAGAAGTAGTGTTTGCGGACATGGTATTGAACGTAATAAAGAATGTAAAAACGCCAATGTTGGTGTATGACGAAGAAAAGGCTGTAGTTACAAAGGCATTGAATGAATATAAATACAAACTTGAATATGCATTGGCAAAGCAGATATACAAACAAGGGCTTAACGATGCATGGAAGGCTGCAAGAAAAGTATTTGATATATGGTTTAAGACGTGCCATCACAGCCCGAATGAATTCAATATTTTTTGGGAATTGGACGGAATCACAGGCGATGATATATTTGATCTATTTTTTAAGCGTTACTCAGTGTCAGAGGTCATAGAGAAACTGCGCGAGATGGAGGACAACGGATGAAAACGTTTGAGGAAATCATGCAAGCAGGCAGGATCACGCTCGACATGAATAAATTATATTTTTGCACGTATTCCTGCATGAGAGCATGGGACAAAGAAAAAGGCATTTAATTTTATGAAAGGAGATCAAGATATGAAAGAGACAACAAGAATAATCACAGCGAGGATGACATTTATCACTAAGGAAGTGGAGCCGACCGATAAGAGCGGGATCAAGGCTGAACTGATGGCAGCAACCGGAGCGGATGACATTGAGATCATGAAAGTGCAGGATTTTATTATCGAAAACGAAGAATAAAATCGAGCGGAGGCACGGATGACAAGAGACGATTTTGAAAATATTTACTGGATACGGCGCAACATAGTCAGATGGGAGCGCCGCCTGGAAGAGCTTGACGCTTCAAACATCAAAAGCACATCAAACTTGAATCCCGTTCCGGTATATGGCACGAATGTCACATCTGACAATGTTAGCGAGAGCGCACAGAAAAGAGCCGAGATCGTGAGTATGATCCAGAGACTGACGGAGGCGGCAAAGAAAAAAGCTAATGAGGTTTATCACTATATAGAGCAGATCAATCTTGACGAGCCATATATCGCGGCCGTGATCGAAGAGCGCTGCATAAAGTGCAAGTCGTGGATACAGGTAGCGGATGTACTCGGAGGCAGCAGCGAATCGCACCGAAAAGCATACTGCAGATATATGGAAAAGCATTTTCAGTACGATCCAAACAATATCATTTGAATTTGTCCGACATGTCCGTTTGCAATGTGATATTATGTTAGTATGAATTAGAGGACATGGAAGAACATTTTAAAACCTTCTTCATTTATACCAAAAGGGCGCGGACTGATCATCTGCGTCCCTTTTGATTGTTTAATGTTGGAATAACAGCCAAACAGGAGGACAAGGCGGTGATTATATGCCAAATCCGCAAAACTTAGTAAAGGGCAAAGCCACTCAATTCAAAAGCGGCGATAAAGCCGCGAAGGAATGTGGGCGAAAAGGTGGTGTAAAGTCTGGAGAAGCCAAGAGAAAAAAGGCTGATCTACGTGAGGCACTACAGGATGCCTTGTGCGGTAAATACAAAAAAGCAGGGAAGACTTTGACCGGCGAGGAAATGCTGATCACTTCGATAATGGCCATTGCGTGCGATCCGGGATACAAGAGTGCGGCTGTGCAGGCATTCAAAACAATAGCTGAGATGTTGGGTCAGGATAGACCTGAGCAGACCGGTGAAGATGATGACATGATCAAGGTATTTCTTGATAATCTGCGAGGCGGTGATCGCGAGTGATCACTTTAACAGATAAGCAACGAGAATATACATGGAACGCCACGGCCAGATGGAACATCAAGAGCGGAGCCGTAAGATCGGGGAAGTCATTTGTTGATACTGCCTGGGTAATACCGCAGCGCATACTCGACCGCAAAGGACTGGCGGGTATATCGGTTATCCTCGGAGTAAGCAAGTCAACCATTGAAAGAAATGTCCTGCTGCCGATGAGAGAGATCTACGGGGCAAGGCGGATCGGGCAGATAAACTCCGAGAACATCGCGGTCATATTTGGGGAGCGTGTTTATTGCTTAGGCGCAGAAAAGATCAGCCAGGTCGCAAAGGTGCAGGGAGCCTCGTTCAAGTATTGCTACGGCGACGAGGTTGCGAAGTGGAATGAAGAAGTCTTCAACATGGTCAAGAGCCGACTGGATAAGCCATACTCCTGTTTTGACGGCTCACTCAATCCGGAGAATCCGGGGCATTTCGTAAAGCGCTTCATAGACTCCGACGCTGACATATATCTTCAAGAGTACACGCTGTTCGATAATCCATATCTGTCAAAGGATTTTGTCGAGAATCTGTGTCGTGAGTATGCAGGGACCGTATATTATGACCGACTGATAAAAGGCTTATGGACGAGAGCCGAGGGTCTTATATATCAGAGCTTTACAGACGCCAACACATACGACGATAACACACGGCCGGCGGGACTTGAACGAATAGGATCAAGAACGATCGCGTGTGACTACGGTACGACAAATCCCTGCGTATATTTAGATATATACGACACAGGGGATATTATTTACATAGACCGGGAATATAGATGGGACAGCCGGAGTGATGCAGCGAAGCGATCCGGCAATCCTCAAAAGACCGATGCGCAGTATGGCGATGATATGTGCGCATTCATGGGAGACAATCAGGAACTGATCTGCGGGATTATCATAGACCCTTCCGCAGCGTCGTTCATACAAGAGTTAAGAGGCAGGGGATTGTTAGTAACACCGGCCAACAATGAAGTGCTTGACGGAATAAGAAAAACGTCAAGCCTTTTTGCATTGAAAAAGATCATGATCAACAAACGATGCGAGGGTCTTATTGATGAACTGCATTCATACGTCTGGGATGACCGCGCGGCGCTGATCGGTGAAGATAAGCCGGTCAAGGAAAAGGATCACGGTCCCGACGCTTTACGATATTACATAAACAGTCTGCCATCATGGAGATTTTTACAAATAGGAGGCAAGTAATGAGCCATAAGAAAAAAGACAGGACAACAGCCTCCACAGAGGCGATCGTCAAAGACGAGGCTATAGTCACAAATGATGCGTTCAGCAATCCCGCAGCAAGAACGGGCTTTGGAACGCTTGATCTGATGAACGGCACCGATTATCCTTTGACCAGGATGACGGAGAACTGGGAACTATTAACAAGCCTTTATCGTGATAACTGGATCGTACAGAATATCGTTCAGCTTGTACCTCAGGACATAACAAGAAAATGGTTTGAACTGAAGACTGCTGCCGACAGCGAATATATTGATCAGTTTGAGCGTACAGTCCGCAAGACTCATTTACGGACAAAGATGAGCGAGGGAATGAGCTGGGGAAGATTGTACGGCGGAGCGATCGGTCTGATCCTGATCAAAGGACAAGAGGATCTGTCTCAGCCGCTTGATATTGGCGCAATACTTCCGGGAACATTCCAGGGATTACATATACTTGACAGATGGAGCGGTGTCTTCCCGCAGGGCGCAGTCGTTAAAGATCCGAGCGATCCTGATTTTGGTCTGCCCGAATATTACACAGTACGCGGAGCGAATGAAGAGTTTATCTGCAACGTGCATCACAGCCGAGTCGTAAGATTTATCGGTCGCTCACTTCCCTGGCAGGAAGCGGTCACAGAACTGTACTGGGGCGAGAGTGAGATCGAATCGATCTTTGCCGACATTGTGAGACGTGATAACGTGGCGACCAACATAGCAGATCTGACATTCAAAGCGAATGTTGAGTATAGAGAGGTTGAGGGACTTGATCAGCTTCTGGGAATCGGCAACAAGGAAATGCAGCGCCGCTTCTGGAATATGATGCAGGCTCAGGCGATCATGCGCTCCAACCAGGGCGTGTCATTGATCAATAAGGGCGATGCGGTACATACCGAGCAATATACTTTTGCAGGACTTGCTGATGTGTATGATCGCGTAATGATGGATGTGGCGGGTGCATCACGCATTCCCGTGACAAAATTGTTCGGGCGTTCTCCGGCAGGCATGAACTCCACCGGCGAATCCGATTTGACAAACTATTATGACTATATCGACGGGATCAGAGAAAACACTTTCCGTCCCGCACTCGAAAAGTTATTGCCTATTATTTGCATGTCATGCTGGGGAGAGATCCCGGACGATTTGGATATAGAGTTCCCGCCGATGCAGACACCGGATGAGGAAAATAACGCAACGATAGCGGAGAAGAAGGCCGGCACGATCATCAGCGCGTTTAATGCTAACCTGATCGATAAAGAGACAGCCGACAAGGAACTCCAGACAATAAACGGAGTATTTGACAAGATCACCGATGAAATGGCTGAGGAAGGCCGGGGCGTGAATGCGATCGACCTTCTGGCAATGCGCGATCCGATGTCCGGACTGATGGGCGGTGATTATAGTGGCGATTATTAAGAAGCCGGAGCCGGGACAATTAAAAGTTGACCGTTTACGCAATTTGTATCTTTCCACAGAGCAGAAGATCATAAAGGAGATCACTCGAAAGAGAAACCTGGGGCTTGTCGATTATGGAGAGGTCGCAGCACTCGAAAGAGTACAGAAGATCTTGACCGATATGCAGGACGAGGCTAATGAGTATGTTCCTTCGATGATAAAGCAACAGTTTTATACACGAAACGATCTCCCGTCTGCTCCGCAGGGTTATGAAAACGCTTTGGCGCTTACAAGTACACAGACGGGTATTGTGGAGCGTCTGATCGAAAACCTCATGTATGACATAGGCGAGGCATCCGACACGGCATATAAGAGCGCCGAGAACTTCCTGACGCTCGGACGTTTGGAAGCTGACAAATTCCGAATGCTGACGCTTGAAGAAGTCGCAAAGCTTGAGGCCGAGGGTAAAGGCTGGAACACGATCCAGAGACAGATGGCCGCAAAGCTGGAGGCAAAGGGTATCACTTCTTTTGTCGATAAAGCAGGCCGTCAATGGGGACTCACTCAATACTGCTCCATGGCGACCAGGACAACACAAAGACAGGCACAGGTTGCGGCGGCGTTGACGGAAGACGACTGGGATCTGTGGCAGATCTCAAAGATCGGAAGCACTTGCCCGTTGTGTTCGGTGTACGAGGGGCGTGTATATAGTAAGTCAGGCACCGATCCTGACTATCCGCCGCTGACAATGGCATTCGGCAAAATAGATCCGTCTGGAATAAACGATCTGTCAAATACATACTTGAATATACATCCGAACTGTTTAGTCCCTGGTGGATCTGTACTTTGCGAGGGCATCATGTCGGAAAGCAGGAGGTTTTATAGCGGAGAGGTAATCACTCTCCAAACTTCCGGCGGAGATAAAATCACCGTCACTCCAAATCACCCGATACTGACCGAGCGAGGATTTGTTGCTGCGGGTAAGATTCAAAAAGGCGACAAAATCATCAAAGCAACCAGGAAATATCGTAGTCTCATTGGAAAGGCACCAAATAATATAGACGTTCCAACCGTTATTGATGAGAAATTCCATTCTGTCTTGAAGTCTTTGAGCGGCTCTACCTACACCGTGAAAGGCTCCGCCGTACAATTCCACGGCGACGGAGGAACTGATAGCGAAATCAACGTTATATTTGCCGATGGCCTTAGAGAAAATATAGTTAATGCCCTTAGAAGTGAGCCAATCGGAAAAAATGCTTTCCCATCTGCTCATCATAGGCGGCTTTCGTTCTTTACCGATAGCACGTTTTTCAAGGTCTTCAAGAGAACGTTTAGCTCCCTTTATGGCCGCATGAGCAGCTTTGGTTTTATATGTAGTATCAAAAGAGTAACCGAAAACCGTAAAAAGTTTTCCAACCAGGGACATAGAACAGCCACAAATTTCAGCGATTTGGGTGTACGTTTTCCCTTCGTTATGAAGCTCAAGGAATCTGGTAAAAAGCTCTTTGTGCGTTTCCTTAAAAGCTTCGCTTACATTGGTAAACTGCTTCCTGCCGGAAGTACGAGAGGATTTGAGCATAAATTTACGTTTGGCAAGTTCAACATCCCGTTTAGAAACGCCGAGTTTATCAGCAATTTGCCGAGCAGTGAATCCCTTCTTAAGAAGCGGATCAAGAGTTTGTGGGTTAAGAATGCTTTCGTCGAAAGTAGTGTGACGCATATAGATACCTCCTATTATAACGGATATGTTTATAACATAGAAACTCGATATGGCTTCTATGTATATAATAACATAGTGACACACAATTGTCTACATACTTTGATGAGGTACACGACCGCCGGCAAGACACCGGAACAGGTCCAGCGTGATAAAGACTTTTCGAGCTTCGAGAAACGACCGGCAAATGAGGACTATCGGAGCAAGAAACAGATCAACGCATACAGACAGAAGGAAAACGCTCGCGCTGAGTACCGGCGCAATATGAAACAGTTTAAGGAATACCAGGCAGGACTCGGCAAAGACTTCCCGAAAACCTTTGAGACGTTTGAGAAGCACAAAAAGCTCAATGATGACGTTTATAAAGAATGGGAGCGTCGCATGAGAGAAGGCCGCAAAGCGTTGAATGAGGTAAATGCAGAAGCAGCAGAAGCGCTGACAAATAAGCCGCAATTTGTTTCAAATATCGATTTTAACTTCAAAGGTCAAGATGAGAAATATGCGAAATCAAAAGATATTATATTAAAACTCGAACAACAGTATAATACCAGATTGCAATCAGTAAGCATAGGCGCTGAAAATGCAGCCGGTGATGTTGATATAACAGGCGAAAAAATGCGCTTGAGTTCAAATGCACCGAAGGCAGCTATTCATGAATTTGCACATACATTGGCAAACAGTGACGCTGATAAGTATGGTCTAACAAACCATGGTGATTTTTGGAAAGAAATTGATTCCATAAGGCGAAAATATAGGAAGGATGTCGGACAAGATACAACGCGATGGATCAGTTCGTATGCAAACAGCCATGGAAAAGATGAGTTCCTGGCTGAGGCATTTACTCAGGCAAAACTCAAAGAACTGGGACTTCCTATTTCATCAGAATATGGCAATGATTTTACATATTCTCAACAGGTACTCAATACAGTAAATAAATTCTTTGGTAGAGACCAGAATTTGTTTACAAATATAGCAAAAAGTGATATAATAAATGGCACACAAAATATATCAAGCCAATTGCTAAGAAAAAAGAAAAACCGTGATGTTCAGCCGATGCCTAAATCACAGTTGAACAGAATTGTTAAAGCATTCAAACGTCAAGGCGGCATTATTAAGATGGATGCGGAAGCTCAGGAGATGCTTGAATTACAAGGAGCCGATGGAGTAACGCTTAACGATAAGACTATATTGTTAAGAAAAAGACCGACCAGAGCAGAGGTTTTTGAAGAGCTGATTCACGCCACACAGTTTCGTAATGGTGAGATTAAGGACGGAATATACGACACTATTGTTGGTGAAATCAAAGCAAAAGAAAAGCTTTTGAAATTCAAGAAATCATACAAACTGACCGATAAAGAAATTAGAGATACTGAAAAGCAACTTGAAATGTATCGGGAAGAGTTGAGAAACATGCAATATTAGAAAGGAGGGTGTTTATGAACTGTGGTAAGATTCTTTTAAAGAGCTTTTATAAAGATTTCACAATAGCTTCGGTTCCATTGAATATTCCCTCGTTCAAAATCGGCGATAGAGTCAATGACGGAACCGGGACAATTGTTTCAGCAAGGTGCGCCGAACCTTTGAATGGTATTGACAGATTGATTCTTGTGATAAAAGGTAAGATAAAAGGCGACGAATTGTATTATTAAGGTTGATGGATTTAAAGGTACTACGATTGTAAAACCACCAAAGATACAACCTAACGATCCGTGCCCGTGTGGTAGCGGAAAGAAATATAAGTTTTGCTGCGGAAAAAATCAATAAAAAAAAGCACCTTATGGGGGTGCTTTTTTGATGCAACAAAGGAGGTACAAACCTTGATTACATATTATGGCTATACCATAAGCCCTAACCAGTTAGAGACCGGTGAGGGCTTTTTAATTTGCCGCAACGTTCCGATCGCGAGGACAGGCATACAGGATTATCGCGGCGATGAGATCGGCATGGAGACGAGCGAGGTTGTGCAGGTTGGTCGGCCTGAGGAGGAAGTATTCAGCCAGGCGGCGATGGCTTCCTTTGAGGGTAAGCCCGTAACAAACAACCATCCGACCGAGCTTGTCACACCGGACAATGTATCGATTTACGAAAAAGGACACGTCCAGAACGTAAGACGCGGGACCGGTGAATTTGCCGACTATCTTATCGCGGATCTGCACATACACGATGCGGAGCTGATCAATGCGATCAAGAGCGGCAAGAGACAAATATCCTGCGGTTATGAATGCGAGTATGTCGAGACCGACACCGGCATTCAGCAGACCAAAATCAGAGGAAACCATGTGGCAGTCGTTGACGAAGGCAGAGCCGGAGCCAAGGCCGCGATCATGGACTCAATACAAAATCAGCCTGTAAAGGCAGAAAGGGAAATAAAAATGAGCAAGAAAAGCACTTTTTTGAAACTCTTCGGACTCGCATCAGCAGGCAAGTCTGAGGAAGAAGTTGGAAAGCTCGCACTTGACGCGGCGGACGCACTCGAAGAGCAGGCAGAGGAAAAGATCGAGAAAACCGCTGACGCTGAGCCCGAACTGAGCAAACAGGAGCAGGCAAAGGTTGAGGAAAAGGTTGCTGATGCAATCACACTCGAAGATCTTGCCGGCAAACTCGACAAGCTCATCGATCTTTTGACTCCCAAGGCAGAGCCTGAGAAGGCTGAGCTTGAGGTTGAGACAAAAGAGGACATCGATAGTGCCCTGGAAGAACTTGACGAGACAGGTGAGGAGGCGGCCGTTGTTGCTGCCGAGGAAATGGATGCGTGCGGTGAGAAATCGCTTGATTCAGCTATGCAGCGCGCGATCCTTAAAACCGTTCGTGAGGCAGTCGCAGGAATCAAGGACGACTCCGATCGTAAGGCGGTTACCGATGCGGTACTTAAAGCAGTACGCACCAAAAAGAGCGATCTTGAGGGCATCTTGAACTCCAAGTATGCGCCTAAGAGCAAGGACACAAACGAGGACATCCAGGCAAGATATGCCGCAATGAATCCTCATAAAAACTAAGGAGGACAAAAGATCATGGCAAATGTAATTGGAAAAGTTATGGATAATGGGTTTGCCGGAGCATACTCTAGACAGCCCGATCAGATCATCGACACACGCTTCGCAGGCAGCGGCGGAGTTGCATTCGGCCAGGCTGTAAAGTACAGCTCCGGTGCAGTAGTAGGCTTCGGTGCAGGTGATGCAGCAACTGCATTTGTGGGCGTAGCAGCTCGCGAAGTTAAATCTTCACTCAACTACCTCACCGGTACCGCAGGCTACGCTGAGAACGAGCCCGTTCCGGTATTCA